GCTTTGATTCTTGCTGCGATTCTGTTTCTTCTGAGTTGTTCGTAGTATCCTCTTTCTTTTCTTCTTTCTTCGATTCTTGTTTCGGTTGGGTCTCGGAAGACTCCTCCTTCGGCTGCACCAAATCTGGCATAGTCGTCGTCAATACCTGCGCATTCTCCGGTGCAGTTACATTGTCTATTGCTGGAGGTTGTACACTCGTGGAGAGTTGGCTCGCTAGGTCTGTTGAAGAACCATCCGAAGTTGCTTGGGGTATAGTCGTTGATAACGGAGATGTTGGGTCTGTCATGCTTAGTGTGCAATTTCTGTTTGATTCTACCCAATCTGTCCACTGTCCTTGACCATAAGGGTCTGAGCAAGTGAATTGCCTTACCTGAGTTATTGATCCTTCGTAACCTGAATCGCATGCTATTTCCCTTGTCTCTGCAGTATCAATACAAGTTGCTGGTGCTGGGCTACAATTTTCTGAAGTAGTGATCCAAGGGCCGAATGTACTGGTTTGACAATAATAATCACGCATTTGATTAACCACGCCAACAGTATTAGGCTCAGTACATGCAAGTGTTCGATACTCCACTGTGTCGCTACATACAGGCTCTGCTTTATATATTGAACAATAAGGGTCACTAGGCGCATGCCATACGCAGTAATGTTGTTCCAGAGCCACACTAACTTCAATATCAGTGCAGACCATAGACCCATCAAGATACCAACCACTTTCATTTTGATCGTAAGTACAATACCATGTATATCCATAATTACTCCATGTTGTCAGGGTTATAAGGGTAAGTAGTAGCTTCTTCATCTTTCACCTCAGGCTTTTTTACCTCATAGTTCTGACCATATAATTTTTTAAATCTGGCAGGTTCTAATTCCCACCAAGCCAATCGTGCAGCATCACCGACTGATCCACCAACAGGGCATGGACTGCCTGACATTTCCATAGCATCCCAAACATCTGGGTTTTTACAGAGTAACGACACTGCTGCTACTTTGAGCCCCATGTCATGTAGAGCCTTTGCATTTTTTAGTCTTACGCAGTTATCGTCTGTCATAACAGTCCCCCCTGAAATTGCAAAGACTCCTGTATTAGCTCCACCTGAAACAGGAACAGCACATACATCTTGGGAAAATGCAGACATGGACGGTGCCATGGCTGAGGGGACAGGTTGACCTTGATATTTTATGGTAGTCGTTCCACCAGCAAAAGCATACTCTGTTACAAGTAATGCAAAAGCAACGCCCAAAGCGACGCTAAGATACCAAATAAAATCTTTCAACTAATTGCCCCAAAAGTATTGACTTATAGGCAATATTATACATTATTTTTTAAAATTCTACCCAGCCTGTGATGATATATTTGTCTCCACCGATTGGAGGATTGCCTCGGTGTGTATGTGTATAAGCAGCAGGGAATATTATGCAGTCACCTTTACTTGGTTTATATCTGTATTGTTGATAAAGAAACTCTGTTTCACCTGCTTCAAACTCATCATTTAAGTAAACAGTCCATGTTAGTAAACGATTTGCTGTGTCTCTACTTGTAGTTTCTGCATGCCAAATATGATAACCTTGACCAGGTTTGGTCTTTTGTATCTTCATTGTGTAAGATTTATGCTCAGCTAGTGTAGATAATATACTATATTTTTCTGCATATTGTTTATAACATTCACCCCAAAAAACACGATTAAATTCATTAATTAATTCTTTGCTTGTGTGTTGCATTGGGAAATGTGGTAAGTATGTAGCAAGATCTTCTTTTTCTAACTTAGGCGATCCATCATGTGACTGACGATCTAATATCATTCCACCTTCTTCTGCTACTTTAAACCATTCTATAACTTGTTTACAATAATCATCACTAAATACATTTTTATATACTTCAATAAAATTATCCATCATTATCCTTATTTAAAATATGGTCCTACTATCCATGTTACACAACTGTATCTAATTCCTTTTGTGACAGGTTCTACCCCATGCACCATATAACTAGGAAACACTAACACAGTTCCTTTCTTTTGAGGTGGGTAATATGGTGTTCCATTTGCATTTAAAAAGAACTTACCACCTTCAAAGTCATCATTAAGAAAGGTTAATACAGTTAGTTTTCTAGCTTCCCCGTGTTGATGAAATGTATCTACATGAGCAGTGTAATGTCCGTCTGGTTTATATATTAATAGCTCTGTTTGATTAGCATGAGTAACTGCATACTGCCACCAATAATGGTTAGCATTAATACCTGTTGCTGTTAATGTAGCACCAATACCTACATTCTGTGGAAGTAATACTCGTTCTGTATCACGAATTTTTTTATCTATATTACCTGTGCCTTTACCAATAACTGGAGGCTCTTTTTTAATTTCGTCTTGTGAATATGTATTAATTATATTTTGACAGAAGCTATCAGTAATATGGTTCTCAAATACAGCGCAGTCGGTTAAGCGTCTTGTGTGTTGAACTTGACCTTGTTCGCCTGTTGTTTTAGAAAGACCTAGTTGTTCTCGTTTATCATACTTCCATTCAGCGTGAGGTCCATCTGCATCGACATAATGTAAGAATACTTGTGCTTGCCATTCACCTTCAAATTTTTCTCTCCAGTGTAGTTTTTCTTGGCCCCGATATAAAACCGCATCACCTAAATTCATCCACACTGCAGAAATATTTTTAGCTTTGACATTTTTATATTCATTGTCACCTTCTGAGTTATAAGGTTCTGCTTCACTGTCTTTGTCTGTTGGGTCAGCCATATAGATAGCCCATTGTTTACCAGACCATCCGAGTGTTATTGTTGCTGAGATTTCGCATGCAGGTCGATCAGAATGAATCTTGAGTTCTTCACCGGGTTCATAAAGTCTTGCATAAGAGTAGGTAGGGTAAAGACGTTTACCACAATGTTTTTCAAAGTGAGGGAGTAGGTCTTCTAAGAGTTTATCGAAAGTAACGGAGCCATGAATAGCATGAGACTTAGGACATTGAGGGTCTTTTGTTGTTTTACCCTGTGTCACTAAGTCTCTTAATATGCCTGTTAGTTCTCGGCAGTTGTCTTCGTCTAAAAAACCTTTTAAGTGTACATAGCCGTTTTGGTTAAATAGCTCGACTGTGTTTTGCATAGAAACCTTTCTAAGTTGGTATGTGTAAGTCTTAAGTTTCTATTGTATATTTAGTTTCGTAATCTTGCAACTTTTTAATATTCTACGATTACAACGCCTGCAGTACCTAAACTACGAGCTTTATAGCTAGGAGGTACAGCAGGATTTCCTTGAGAAAATGCTGATCCTCCACCTCCTGCTCCATATCCGCCTGCAACACTTGTAGCACCTAGCCCTGGGGCATGTGCTACAGAGCCTGAAGCACCTTGTCCAAGTATTGAACTACCTCCATCACCTCCAAAATTAACATCCGATGGATCTCCTGTAGTACCTGCTTGTCCTGAACTTCCAGTAAAGTTAAGTGTTCCTCCAGATCCTGTACCACCAGAAGCGACAGAGGTCTCACTAGATGGACCATTTGCTCCTCCTGTAGCAGAGCAATATGCACCAAATGATGATGTTCCACCACCTGCTGCACCAACAGTTGCAGTTACATTAGTACCTGAAGGGAATGGTATAATTTCTATGGCAGCACCACCTCCACCACCACCACTTCCGTTAGGTCCATTAGGATCATTGTATCCATGGCCTCCTCCACCGACTACAGTAACTTTGACTTTAGTCACATTACCTGGATTAGTCCATGTGCCTGTAGCTGTGAATACATCCAAGTTAGAAAATCCACCTGCTATACCAGTAAGGCTAGAACCGTCTCCACTAAAGCTAGAAGCTGTAACTGTACCAGTAGGTGTTGAAATATTACCACCAGCAGAAAGAGTGCCTGTCACGGCAATGTTAGTATCAAGCTTCGGTGAGCTTACTGAACCATCGGATAAATCTACACCATCAACCGAACCAGGTTGTACCTTATCTATGCCGGTATCGCCATCAATATTAACTGCCATGTCTTACTCCTATTTGTTCTATTATAATGCTTGTTTTGACCAAGTTTCTGAGTCCCAGTCCCATACATATTGTTCTGTTGGAACTGCTGGGTCTACAGATGTATCCATTGCTAGTTCACCTGCTGTAGATTGTTCTACTGCTTCAGGTAGTTTTTTAAACGCTGAAGTTGCTGGGTCCCACCAATATTTATCCATCTCAACTGTGTCAGCACAGTCTTTCCATTGTAGATTTGAATGTGTTTCAAAAGTATTAGCTGCATCTACAACCTCTAATACTCTATAT